TGATACCATAGCAGTTCTCTTAGCTGAATAAATATGTTCATAAGTCTTCTCTAACCTATCAATGTGCTTGTATAACTTTCTATATCTAGGTAAAGGAGTTTTACATGACTTAGACAATGTTTCAAAATTCAAGGCATCTATGAATGTCTTATATAATTCAGACTCTCCTTCTTCAGTATTGCTTATGCTATAAGTTTCAAACTGTTCATTATATAAATCATCATAAGTCTTACCCTCACCAGTATCTATATCATGTGAAAATACTTTACGGGATGCATTTTGATTTATATCTTCAATCATATCATTCACATATGTATTTGTAAAAGCTGCCAAAGCTTTAGGGTCTTTACCTATATTAGATATAGCGATATCTCTTATATTCTTAGGTAATTGATTGAATTTAATCCTATCAATCTTACCATACCTGTAATCATTTACCAGCTTAGTGAATTCTAATATATCTTTATGCTCACCTAAAGCATCATTAAAAGAACCCATTATATTATTTGTAATAAAATTATCAGGTGTGTCACTATTAGCAATCATATCTTTTAATTCTTCATCAGACAACGGAATGGAATTTTCAAAATTTTCCATTATATGAGTCGTACCATTCTTAGGGTCGACACTAGTAGCTACTTTAGCTTCATGTAGTTCTTCAGTCATTAAATGTTTTCCTCCTCAGTTTCTATATAATCATGTATTGATATATCATTTAAAGTTTCATTTATGATATTATCAGATAATTTAACTCTTATATCAGATATAAGAATAAGTGTAGTATTTACATTCTTAAATATACTATCAATCATAGACTTTACATAATATGGGTTAGTTGGTCTTAGTATATTAAGCAATACTGTAGGAACACCATTAGCTTCAGCATATATGGTATTTACATACTCATCAAAAGATACATTGCTTACCACATTCTGAATTACATACTCAAGATTTGATATAATGATAGCAACTTTGGTATTCTTATATATCTTCTTATTATATATCGTACTACTATCTTTATTCTTCTTAAACTCAGCTAAATTATACATATCGTAAATCTGATTCTTATTTTTTAAAATATAAGCCACTAAGAAATTAGATATATTGCTGTAGTAGTTTACAAGTAGATTGTATATATAATAAGCGATGTAATATACGTTATTATAGTCAATCATATCGAGATTGACAGCTATATCAAATTTATTACAAATATATTCAATAACCTCGATATAGAGATTATACCTATTTAATTTTAAAGATTCAAGTATATCATAATCATCGCTACACTCTGCACATTTATTAATGTATTTTTGTTCCACTACATATATAGCATTTGTGATATTAGTAGTATCATTACTAGTGTAATAGTCATTACTTAAAACCACATCTATTATATCGAATATATATGTAGGGTCGAATATTGATAAAATAGAAGCCAAGTCTGCTTCAGCATTCACCATTGAATTACTATTTCTTATCATATGGAATTACCTCCCTTAAAAATTTAAATTTATATTCAATTGTTACAAGATATGTATTTTAGCAAATAATACTGTATAGGGATACACACCCTATACAGTACATATTTTTATGATTCTAGTCTTGGTAAATTTGGGTCATTAGCATAATAATGTATAAACTGACTATCTTCATTTATGGAACCTCCATAGAATTCAGATATAGAATTACTTAGTGCAAATGTACCACCAGTTAATAACTCTATATCACTGTCAGTTGCATTATATGTCTCTTTATATGCTTTTCTACCTAAAGGAGTTTGAAGTAATTGAATCAGATGCATTTCGTCTGCTCTAAGGACTTTATTTCTCCATTCAGCTTCAGTATTAAACTGAGTTGAATTAAGATATGCCATCTGCTGACTAACATTATCCAATACTACGCCATCAGCATTATAAGATTTATTTACTATACTATCACTAATATCTATAACTTGATATTTTTCTTCAATATCGATAATTTCTTCAGCTACATTTTCATCAGTTTGTAGTGCGTTCTTAATGATACCATATCTTTCACGTAAGTCTTCACCGTAATACCATACATAAAGAGCCATTAAGTAAGAGAATATCTGGTCGTCATGTCCATTAGATGAATGCTCAACCTTACCACTCTTCTTAACTTCAAGTGTCTTTAATTCATCATAGATGATAGGAGATATGAACTTATCTTTATGATTTGTCATTCTCTGTCTAAGTATTTCAATCAACTGGTCTCTAAGTTTCCTACTTGAATCTATACCATATACTTTTACAGTAGCTTTCTTCTTATCAACCTTAAAACCATCATATCTTTCTTCAAGAATTCTTTCTTTAAATTCATAATAAAGATTTTTCTTAATTGGGGACTTAATTAGCATTCCTAATACAGCTGCACCGAAACCACCATTTCGTTCGACATTAACAATAGCTCTTGGTGCATATCTAGTAACCAATTCAACAACGCATGCTGCTAATTCATCAGGTTTTATATAGTTACAATTTAAGTCAGCTATAACCTTAGTAGTGTCTGAATCTATAACTGTAATAGCAGATGAGTCACGGTTGTAACCACCTGACACGTCGACACCTATGATTGGAATAGTCTCTCTTGTATTTAATGGCGAGTAAACATTAAGGTCATAATATTTACATAGCTTCATCTGACCTATAGGTTCTTTTATAGCATTTCCAACAGCATTTAATTCATCTTTAGTAAATGGTGAGTTATCTGAAGATTCTGCCCATTCAAGTAAAACTTCACGACGTATAGCTTCCCATTCTTTCTGCATTTCAACTATCATCTTCTGTAGGTATGCTTCACCAGCACCTAACTGTTTATATGTAAATCTAATATGTATAAAGTCTGAAGCTGTATTCTTTGATAATAATTCATATAAATCACGGTCATTCATATCATACCATAGCTCACTAAACTTAGTAGCATTTTCTCTCATCTGATATGCATACCTACCCATATCTTCAGTTAATATACCAGGTGTAGTGGATATTATCTTACCATAAGGTGCATTATTCCTTCTAGCATTCGCTGATGCTGTAGAATAGGCTGGAGTAGCTGATAAGTATATTTCTCTATTATACGGTATGAATGCAAACTCGTCGTACCATTGTCTAGGCTGAGTATTACCTCTACCTAATGAACTTGCTTGCATCTTACTTCTTGCTGAAGGTGCAGTCTTAATAGAGTTCTTATTTATAGGATTATCCATAAACGTTACGTTTTCTTTAGATTTTACCTTCTTTCCTGTAGCATCTGAAATAGTTTCATGCTTCAATTGTAAATACTGTGGTAATGCTGACCTTATATCTTTTATACGCTGTAAATTCAGTTTACTATCATCATGCTTTTTATTTAATAACAAAGCTTCTGAGTTAGTAGTACCAAACAAATATTCCCATAATAATCGGCAGCATATACTTATAGTCTTACCGAACTGTCGTGGCAATTCCGTAAATACATTAAGGTTTCTCACTAAACAATAATTTAATGCCAAGTTACCTCTATCCAATCTATATGGTGAACCACCTTGAGTGGAACCCTGGTCTGGTATTCTTATACATTCTCTTATAAAGTACCAGTAATTTTTAGTACATTCCATCGCAATTTTCTGCTTCATAAAAGCGTTTAAAGATGGGTCGAAAGGATCTATATTATATAAATCTGGATCAAATAATATACAGAAAAATTTATTATTTTTTATACCTATTCGTGATAAATAATCAACCATGTTTAAGAATGTTTTATTCTTAGTATTAAGATGGTAGTAAATAGTCACATTATTTACCCTAGGTGCGTTAATTATCATAGTTTTTCAACCTCCTTTATACTCAATGGTTCTAATATTATATTGGAACAATATAATAAATTTTAAAAACGAAAGGAGATAAATCATTATGCGTCAACCGATTGGTAAGATTACTGAGCAAGAAGTAAGTAAAAGCTTATTAGATATGCTTAAGAATAAGACTAATGACAATATATTTGTTTACTACGATTCTGTTGTTATAGATAGACCGACTAAGATAGTTGATATACCGATTACAAAATTTGTAAAACGTGTCGATATTTTATTGGTACACAAGAATGGTACTTTCTTAAAGCAAGACTTTGATTATGTATTCAATAATACGAATACTCGTATCATGTGTACTGATGGTGAATGGAATACTGTTCCAGGTATGAGAACTAAGTTTGAATTCATTGTAATAAAGAATGTAAAACATTATACCACTTTATCGGATATGCAACTTATACCAGGTACTGTTGGTGTCGATAAGATTCCTAAGGCTATTAGTGATGCTCTTATACCAGCAGGTGGTAAGAAGGGTGCATACCTAATAAAAAAATCTAACTCAACTAATGATTTCGAATGGCTGAACTTTACTGGAGTCAGTATAGTTCTTAAAACCAATTCTGAAGTTGATATTGGTGATGTGACAGCTAGAGTTGTCGATGACTTTAATGGTAAAGAATTCATGTATACTATAAAGAATGGTGTACATCATATATCAAATTTACCAGTAGGTAAATATAAAGTTTATATATTCAGCAATAAGAGTTTTAAACCTGAAAATGATAGTTATCCTATTACGGTAGAATCTAATACTCCTATACAGTTAGATGTGAATATGGTTGATAAGGCTCATGATATTCAGTTTGTGGTAGCTTCTGATGTATCAGTTGTTAACCCTAAGGTTAAGATAACCAACCTTTTAAATCAAGAATCTTATACATATACATTTGAAGGTGCAGGTAAAAACATATCCAAGATGATATCACTTAAGAATGGTATATATAAAGCTGAAGTTGAAGAACTTGCTGGTACAGGTATAAAACAGCTTACAACTGTTAAGTTTGAATTAGACTATACTCATAGCATTTCTACTGTAAAAATACCTATAACTGATAACTTCAGAGAGATAACTGTGAATGTTAAACTTATAAAGGTTATTGATTTACCTAGACCAATGAGTGAATATATTCCTATGTATAAAGAAGATTATATAAACGCTTTAAGTCCATCTCTATTAACTAAGGTAAATGATAAGAGTGTATATACAACTAAGCTTGAGATTTATAATAAGAGAACTGGTGAAATAACTATTGAAACAGCTACATTACCATCAACTGGTGGTGAAGCAATTGTAAATCTAAATCTTCAGAATAATGTACCTTATGAAATAAGATCTAAGGTAGACGGAGAATTCAATATATTGAACAAAATCATAGTAGTTGAAGCAGGAACTCTACCTAAGACAGAGTTTGTAACTATACAAGAAGATGCTAATACTATTACTTTCACTCCTGAGATAACATCTCAGGGTTATTTTACGAATAGTAATATAAACACTAGATACTACAATATAAAGATTTCAGCAGGGTTGCAACCTGCTGCACTAGAAACTTATAAAGTTATAGATAATGTGAAAGCTGGTACTATCATTAAGGTTAAGAGTGGTAAACATTATAAGATAGAAATTTTAAGCTCTAATAGAATGATAGCGACTCCATCTGCTACTAAGTATATATCTAAGCCTGATATAGCTGGTGAGCATAAGGATGTATTGGACCCATATTTCAATACTAGATTTACATGCCCATATACACCAATAGTAGAATATGGTTTTGTTATAGACCCTAGTAATTCAGACCCTTATGCATCTGTATCATATATAGCTGATTGTGTAGACTTTATACCAGCTAAGTCTATTAATGGTAGACTTGATTTAGGTTCATGGGAAAACTCAATCATATTTAATTCAGCAAAACCTGTTATATTAGATAGAGGTAATGAAGTTAAGATGCTTGATATAAATAATCAGAGTGCTAATTACAATAACCTTTTACTTAATGAAGACTTTGCTGGTGACTTTATGGTTAGATTTGAAAAGATGTATTATTCATTTAAGGAAGGTATAGATGGTAGAATTGAATTCAGAATCTGTACTATAAAGAAAGATGATACATTCCATGCTTATGCATTTGAAAATAATTCAGGTGAAGTTAAAAATTATATGTACTATGGTATGTATGAAGCTTCTGAAGACCAGAATGGGGTATTAAGGTCTTTACCTGGTAAGAAACCAGTTGTTAATAAGAGTATCCTAGGTATGTATTCTGCTATAAATAGTAAGGCATTAGGATATGCACTTGAAGACTATTCTAAGAATTTATACATTAAGTGTATATTAACTTTGATGTCTAAATCATTAGACTCTCAGTTTGTATATGGAAGAGGTAATACTGAGGGTAACTTAATTTTATCTACAGGTGGTTCAGATACTCATGGAGCATTCTATGCTTCTAATGAAGTTCTTAGAACCCTTTATATAGAAAATCTTTGGGGTAATACAGAAAAATGGTTACTTGGTTTATTATATTCAGATAGGTCATTTAGATATAAGCAACATGGTCCTTATTCTGGTAACCCACAAGATTATGCTGAAGCTGAAGTATCAGTTCCTATATCTGACCCTACAGTTATATCTAATAATATAATCACTAAGTGTACTGCTGGTTCATTTGGTATATTACCACAGCAGACTACTGGTAATTTAAATTACTATAACGATATGGGTTATATAAGTCCAAACTTCCCTGTTCCTACTATAAGTGGTTCACATGTTAGTGGTAATAGAGCTGGTTTATGGTATATGAATGTATACTATAATTGGACTGAAGGACATGATAAGGTATCAGCCCGTATAACATTTGTTTAAGATTGTTTCCCATCATCTTAAAGGTGGTGGGAATTCATTATAAAAACAATATAATAAACTAAAAAGAAAGGGGAATAAATTTATGCAACAAAATGGTGTAACTATTTTTGAATTAGCTCCCAGTCTAAGACAGATGATATTTGATTCAAATGGTTCAATTATAGCTAATTTTTCTTCAAGATACGAGTTACATACTCAGAAAGATGAAATTCCTATTCAAATAGAAGATTTTATACCAGATGTAGATGCTTTGTTTGTATATAGAAACAGTGTTTCTTTAACACGTGGTTTAGACTATACTATTTCTGATGATGGTACTAAAATTGTATGTACTGAACAAGGTGAATGGGGTAAGACTAATGAAACAACTTATTTTGATTTCCTTGTTTTAAAGAATGTCAAAGACCCTAATAAGGTAAATGAAATTGACTATGTTGATGGAAGTATGCTTGAAGACGGTTCAGTTACTGCTGACAAGCTTACTAGTGAACTATTCACTAAGATTCATTGTCTACCTGATGGTGGTACTAAGGGTGCTATTCTAGTTAAGAAGTCTGATGCAGATTATGATATAGAATGGTCAGGTAATACCGTTTGTAAAGTTATTATAAATACTTATGATAATAAGCAGGTAAATGGTGTAGATATTAATATAAGAGAATTGAACACTGCTACAACTACAACAGTTCAAGCTACTGGAGTTATAAACAATATAGACTTAAAACCTGGTTTTAGATATGAAATATCTCTTGGTGAAAAGGATGGATATAAGACTCCACAACCACAGGTCATCACTGCTGTGCTTGGTAATATAAACACTTTATTCTTTATATACAACACTGAGATGACTGAGTGCAATATAACTATAGATACTGAGGATAATAAGCCAGCACCTCCGACTACAATATATGTAAGAAGAGTATCTACTGGTGAAACTACTGAAGTTAGAACTAATGGTGTCACTAATGTATACACTGTACCAGTTCATGCTAATGCTCAGTATGAAATATATGCTACTGATGTTACAGGGTATGCTCCTACTGGTAAGAGAATAATCAATACTCTTAGTGGTGGTGTATCTAATGTACTATTAACTTTCTTAAAGGATGAAGTTTTTGTAAACGTTGATGTTACAGGAATAGAATTCAGAGAAGGTCGTACTGTAGACCTTACTTTTACAGATTTAAAGAATGATGTTGCTACTAATTACACTATGCATAGTAGAAGCGAAGTTGTTACACTAAGTTCAAATACGTCATATGAGTGTAAAGTAAATACAGAAATTCAAGGATTTATAAAACCTGCTAATAGATACTTTAAATCTGGTTCTAATAAGTCTACTCATAGTTTAGCATTAGGTTATGAGTTAAGTAGTACTCAGGTTACAGTTGTAGTAGACACTGATAATGGTGTATCACCTAGAGGTGTAGAAGTTTCTATAACTGATGGTAATACTTTTAATAAGAAAGATGTCGTTGATGAAAGTGGTATAGTTAGATTCCAGGTAATGACTAATAAGAAGTATACTATAACTACTAGTAAGCTTATAGGATATCGTAGACCTGAATCTTCTACTATAATCACTGAAAGCTTAAACAATGAAGTCAAGTTCTTATATAAGAAGGTAGATATATATGGATTTGAGATGAACTTAAAGAATCCAGATCCTTTAACTAATATAACTTACATTGAAGATTCTAAAGGATTTGCTCCAATGAGAGTTACTAATCAGGGTGTATCTTACGGTGATTGGTTAAATACATTTATCATAAAGGATGTAAAACCTTGTGCTGTTATAGATGGTGTATTCCAGGGATATCTATCTCTTGAAGAAGAAGGTAGAATGGAATCAGGTGAATTAATTCCTAGAGAGGCTGATTTATTTGCACAGTTTAAGAAGAAATATTATTCTATAACTGTTTCTGAAGATAAACTTACATTCAAAATCTCTAATTATAAGATAGATGGTTCATATCAGTCTACTGCATTTATATCTGAGCATGATAATAAGACTGAATGTGAATATATGTATTATGGTATGTATGATGGTGCTATCAAGGATAGTAAGCTAAGGTCTATAAGTGGTACAAATGTCAATAAGTATAAAGACATAACTACATTTAGAAACGCTGCTAGAAATACTGGTCAGGGTTATAATATAGAAAACTTAGCTAGACTTAACTATGTAACATTGCTAACTATGTTAGTTTCTAAGTGTTCAGATGTGAAGTCATTTATGGGTAAACCTGATAAGGAAGCTATAACTATTACATCTAATTCATATAATAAGTTTGCCTTACCACTACCTAATAGAACTTTCAATAAGTCTGTATCTCTATTCTATATAAACAATCTATTCAATACACCAAGGTTTATCGAAGGTTGTTATTTAAATGGTTTAAAGGAAGTTAGACTTAGAAAAGTTGGTCCTTATGACCCAGAAGCAAACTATGTTAAGATAGATAGTTCTGTTACAATCCCTACTATGGATTTACATATGACTTATGTAAAGTCTGTAAGTGTTGTTCAGGATATTCTATTCCCAGTTATAGAAGATAAGATGAATGATGGTACAAGTGGAAGTTACTTTGGTTCAGTTGCTATATGTGACCCAGTAGAAGATGCTAATGTACATCTTATACTAAATAATCAGGGTGATGAAGGAATGAGTAGAGACCCAGGATTCTTTAACTTTACATTTGTTAATGAAAAACTTGTAGGTGCTAAGCTTACATTTGTTAGTGAAAGGTAGGTAAATTATATGATTAAGAAGAGAGTTAGTTCATATACTAAACCGATGCTGGTTGACCAGTCATCTTCTCCTACTACTGTTTATGTAAATAAGAACGTAAAAGCTACACCAAACCCTATAGTTGAAGGTAAAGTACTTGATGCTACACTATATGAATATGACCAGTTCTCATATAATAGGGAAGAGTTTACTCTTATCGAACAGTATATGGATACAGAAGCTAAGTTAGAAAATGTATTATCTAGATTAGCTAAACTTGAAGCTAAGATTAATGAGCTTGAAGGGGGTGCTAAATAATGGCTACTGGTAAAATAAGTATGGACGAATTATCTCTGGAGTTACAAGAGATAATTAAAAATGGTTCCGTTAATAGTAAGATAATTGCTAATAATTTTATAATAAATGATATAGATGGAATTTTCCATGAATTTGGATTACCTGAACAGTTTCCTTTAATAGACTTATTAAAGATACTTCCAGGTTATATGAGTAAGATGAAGAATCTTGATTCTTATCTTGAAAATACTGTTATCAATGAAGCTAAGAAAGAAATTGCATTGCTTAATGAAGAAATCAAGAGGCTTCAGGAACAGGTTGGTAAGATTAAGGGTGGTACTGTTACACCTCCACCACCAGCTGGAAATGAAGATTACACTGTAGATTCTAGTAAGTACAAGGTTGAAGTTGGTTATGGTAATGTAATTAACATATCACTTACTGAAGGTGGAACAGATACTCTAGTTATACCATCTGACCCATTTGTTACTCCTGAAAGATTAGTTACAGGTGTTAAGAAGGTTAAGTCACTTGTTCAGTATATTCAGCAGAATAATACTTTGATGCAAACTCTTGATGGATATAATACAGTAATTAAGAAGTATGTGAAAGAGGGTGAATAATCATGTCTAAGAGATTAGCCATTACAGGTATGACATATAATAGTGTCATTAGAGCTTTTACTACTACTTTAGCTGACGGTTCAATAGGACCAACAGTTAGTGTTGATGCAGTTATTGCTAAGGATGCAGAGGTAGTTAATTTTAAAGCTGAAATGTCTAAGATTGAACAGTTCGATCAGACATCTCTTGCAACTTTTAATAGATTAAAAGCTGAGTGTGATACTTTATATAAGAAATATGAATCTTTAATAGCTGATATAAATGCTATATTAGATAAGATTGAAAAGAAAGTGGGTGTTAATTAATGCCAGCAAGTTATGACCCAATTATAAGGTTTACTTATAATTCAGAAACAAACCAATATGATACTACTTTAGCTAGTGGTGTCGCTGGACCACCTGTTAGTCTATCTGAAATGTTTGTATTAAAGGAACTAGCAGCTGCTGAAGCTAAAGTATTAGTTAAGCAGGAAGAAGTTACTTCTATGAGAGTCCAGATAGAAGCTTATACACAAAAAGCTAAGACTATTAATGAAGACCTTACTGCAAACATGGGTGCTTTGCTTGAAGCAGTTGACAAGGTTGTAAATACGGTTAATTTATAAAAGTATTAAAATAATAACCTTATTATATAAGCTAATATGATAAGGAGCGTGATGATGTGTGGGAAGAGACCTTGAATATGAATTATTTAAATCATATTGTAAAGAGTATAATTACTATAAACTTAGATTAGCCGATATGAACTACCGTGGTAACCCTGCTAAAGAAGATGCTGAATACGTTGAGATTTTACAAGATGAAATAGATGAATTAAAAGAAACTATTGCATATATGAGAATAAAAAAATCTGATGTAAATCTTCTTAATGAACAATATGAAGAAAGAATTGCCAAGTTTAATAATGGTAATATATTTAATAAAATAAAAATGTTGTTTACAGGCATATAATAGAGTATACCGAAAGGTATACTCTTATTATACGTCTTTTATAATTATTGGTAATCACCACCACTATCTTCATCAACACCGTCAGCATTAGCAGGAGATTTGAGAACTTTAGCAGTCTTAAAGTTTTCTTCAACCTTATCAAAGTCTATATAACCTGATAACATTTCTTTAGCTAATGTTAATTTTAATTGCTTTAATACTGTCTCACTAACTTCTTCGCTATCGACATTTATTATGTCAACTATACTCTCTATAAGAGCTTTACTATTATCTATCATCTGATTAGCATTTAATATTGATAAGTATGCTGGTGGTGGTAGTTTAGTTTCTAATATATCATCATTATTATATTCATAATTATATATCTTATTGTGAATTCTAGTTAAGAATTTTTCATATACACCCTGACGCTTATAGCATTCTTTTAAGAATTTACCATTTGCCATTGTAAGCCTAATAGCATAGTCAACTGACTTACGAGACATAAGATATTCATATGGAACTCCTATAGGACTTACTGCCATAGATTCAAACTGTTCCAATAATGCTTCTTTAGTATCTATATTCTGACCTTCCATTATACTAAACTCTATTGGTGATTCACCATTCTTAGTCATAGGAATTAATAAGTCATTGTATATGCCAGAAGTCTGGATTATATTTTTGATACTATTGAAATCTCTCATACCCTTATTATTAGCTTTTATAGCATTTATAACTGACATCATATTCTGAGATATATTAGTATCAATATTATTCTTTACATAATAAGCTCTTCTATCAAAACCTCTTGTAAGAATACCTATAGTATTACATGTATACAATGATATATAAAGTCTAGCAGGTATTAATGACTTAGATAATTCAGATATACCTCTACCATTTGAATCCTTCTTCCAATAGATATGCTCTACTGTGTGAACTGGTAAGAATGATATATTAACACCCATACCATTTGAACCTTTACCATAAGCCTGATTTAATATATTATATAACTCATACTTTATATCCTGGTTATTTACTATAAACTTAGGAGTTATTCTCTCAGCTATAGAATTAGCTATATTGTTTAAAATATCAGTATTTGTAGTCTTCTTTTGCATATTACCAAATCCAACCCCAGCAGTAGCATTAGTAAGGGTCATATCTATAGAATTTGATTTAAATGCACTGTGTTGAGAAGTCATTAAGTTTGATGCATAATCATCTACTTCCACATACAGATATCCAAACCTAAAGTCTTTATTAACATCTAGTGGTAATAACTTACTCCTATCTAATGTTTTAACTATAGCACCAGGTACAGTTTTAAGTGTAGCCTTTGGTAATGATGAAGAATTGGAAGATTTATTCTTATCTGAAGATTTGTTCTTCCCACCAGCCTCTGATATAATAGCATATTGAGACTCTATTTTATTTGTATACTGTATCATAGACTCTAAACTAATATATTCTTCTACAGCTGAGTCTAATATAGAAGAATAATTTATATTCAAATCTAGATTGAATGATTCGCTCTCATTTATATTATAAGATAAATGCTCGTGTACAGCAGCAGCTTCTTGGAAACCCTTATTATACTGCTCTAATATAGGTACAGCATTTTCATTAGTAGATTTAGCTATATTTATATTCTTCTTATTCTCATATAATTTCTTGACTTCTTCATTATAAGGTGCTATATAAACATAAGTCTCACCATACTTAGAAGTCTGATAAAACCAAGTCTCAGCTTTTTCTACAAGACCGTAGTTATCCTTCATAGATTTAATTCTATCACTAGTATCATCATCTACGATATTTCTTATCATTAAGAAATCCTTATTAAACTGATCAGCAGATAATACTCCATCTTTCTTAGCATCTAACGCCTCTTCTAATATAGGCATATAATCACATATAGTATCTATTTCAGCATCATATTCTATAATGTTTTTAAGTTCACCTGAATTCATAAGTGACTCAGCTACACTCTTTTCATCAAAACCATTAAATAGATTTTTTATTTCATCAGTAAATCTTCCAGATTTCCCGTCAACACCTTTAGAACCCCTTAAATTAGAAAGCCTGTTTATTACTTGTGAATATGAACCCTTACCTATTTCATCCATATTATTACGAGTAATATCTTTTAAAGACTCATATGCTTTAACCTGTATCCCATCTAAATCCAATGTATTAGATGGGTTGGATTTGAATGTGTCTATATGTTGATTGGTTATTAACTCATGAATGTCTTGACCAAGTTGATTTATTTCTTTATTTACTTTATTAGCCACAACTTTAATACCCCCTTCTTATTTATTATATATTATAGAAGTTGATAGCACATTTTATAATCAAGCCTTTAGGTTTGTATATAGTAAAGATTAAAGTTGAGTAATTATCTTTATCAAACAAATCTATATCAATACTATCATTTTTATTAACTGGTATGAAATTCTTATATATTATGAAATCCTTATCAGCTATTTTCATATTAAATTTACCATATGATGAATTTATATTTCTATATTCATTAAATATAGTATACTCATCAAAGTCTTTTATCTGTACACCATTTATATTATTACACATTGAGTGCTGAATCAATGTTGATATCTTATTATGATGTGGGTTATGAGCATAGTTATATATCACGTATTTATTATTAACCAAATAACCTACTTTGTGTTTTGTTATAGTAATTTTTTCATCACTTTGATAAAGTTTATATAAATTTGGTATTTGTAACAATGAACCATATATTTCTTTTAAACTTACCATCAATTCTGAATCTATACTGGGAATCCAATATAAAATTGAAAATAAAAAATCAGTTATGTATAATTGACCATTTTCTGATATATAAGCAAATGTGCCATTTGTCTTCTTAGCTATTTCCAATAACTTTCCAATGTTTTCTTCTAACATTTTTCACATTACTCCTTTATTTCAAATATAGGTGTAAATAACGGTTCCAACTTTTTCTTCTTAATTGGAACCATTAATATCTCCTCTGTAATATTCTCTTCTTCAACGATTTCTTCAAAAGGTTGCAGTTCTCTTCTAAGAATATATGCATCGACTTTTTTTCTTAATTCTTCAACTATGTCGTGGTATTCATCTGTATTAAAGAAAGCTTTATCAACCATTATTTATCACCTCCATCATCTGGTGTATAAGTAGTATCTACTATATCAGCTATTCTTATAGAGTTAGCCATATTCTTAAACTTAGCATCCACTTCTTTGTAAATTGGGGTAAATAAAGCAGTAGAATATTTGGCTTCTATAAATAATGGTTCAAGGTTATCTTTAATCTTTTCAAGCACATATTGTTTCCTACAACCGTGTACAATCTGACCATTCATATATAGATATTCATACACATCTTCATATAGTTCTTCAAATTTACCAAGACCTAACCAAGTGTTACCAAATGCAAGATGGTTTCTACTAGCATAGTCTTCAATATATCTACCAGCTCTAGTATAATACTGGTTATTATACTTATTTTCGCCTTCTATCTTACCTGGTATAATCAATCTACCTATCTGAGTAGAAACTGAAATATTAAACTGTCTAATCAAGTTTGGATATAATGCTTTATAGTCATAATCATCTAGGTTATTAAATAATCTTACAGGTGTATTATTTATTCTAACCATAGCAAAATCATTCAGTTTAGAACCATCTGCTACAAAAGCACCTGGGTATTTATCTATCTTTTCATTATTATAATTATGGTTTGTACCTAAGATAAAACCATCTTTGTACGACTCTTTGGCAACTCTATTAACCAGTGTTGTCGTCTGTTTAAATATCTTATCTAAGTCAGTACAGTTACGAATAGATGAAGCTATTATATATTCCATATCACCAATATCATCTTCTATGCATTTCTGTACCAGTGTATCTATAATATTGTAAAATATGAAAGTCTTAAAATCTTTCTCAATAAACTCTGCAAAAGTTTTAGCTATATGTGACCAATCTAGCTTATTAACACCACATATCATCCTACCGATATTATCTAACTTAAAAGACTTAATAGATGTATCAGATTTTCTTCTACCAGCAAACACAACCATCTGGTCTATATATTTAGTATATGAAGATACTTTATATGAATCATTCTTCATAGCTATGACCTGTGAAAAATTATCTAGTTTATATTTACAAAACTTATATTTGAAATCTGGATGTGGTATTATGGTACTTGGGTCCTGACCTAATACTACCAATCTATCATACAAATATGGATAGTCGAATGCCATATTCCATGCCATACATATATCAAGTTTATCTTCATTTACATCTGTAAAAAATTTATATATCATCTGAGTTTCATCTTCAAAGAATTTAAATGAAAACTTTAAACCTTCGAAAGACCTCTTATACAATGTAGGGTCTACATGGTTAACCAACATAGTTTTCAATTCATTTATAACCTTAGTATGGTCATTTACAAATTCATTATAAAATTCAACATTACTTTTTGAATTATCTCTTAATACATATGAATTTACTACCATCTTAGAAGCGTTCACATATGCTATAGCATTTATAGGAACTATACCACCACTAGGGAATTCTTCACCTTCAGGTAGAAATCTATTGTCGGTTTCTATATCGAAGTATCCTTTAGTAGGAGTATATACTTCGTTTTTATAAGTTCTATCAAACCTTAATAAGAAATTAGACTCTAGTTTTAAATCAGATAACCTTACCTTTGGCATTAAATGCACAAACTTGTTTCCACTTCTATTGCCTCTATTTATATTAGCTTTAAATTCAGTTAGAGTATTAGTACGAGTAGCTATATCCTTATCTAACTGAGAATATGGTACTATAAATTTATCACAATCTTCTAACCTACTGAATAAGTCATGGTCTCCAACTGTGTTGACATTATCCTTCACCATATAGTATTCATATTCAGGATTGTCATCTTCATATTTATGTACAAGACCTGTATCTAAATCTTTATATACCACGGTCAATATATTCTTAGACCATTTACCATCAGGTTGTTTTTCTGGATAAGTATGAAATATATTCAATATACTTATATTTGAACCATCTTTAACTCCTGGAATTAACATACACTTCAATCTCCTTTTTAATTACAATCTCCCATTCTTCTCGTCATCTAATTTAGTGACTAATTCATTTATTTTATATTTTAATTCATTACATAATCTCAAATCTACTATATTATGTGTGATAGTATTATCAGATATAATCTGTGCTATAATCTTATCCTGATATACCAAACTTATATCATTAAACTTATATTTATCTTTAGAGTTTTTCATTGTCTCTATAGAGTTGGCTTTAGTAAATCTACTGTTTCTAACCATATCAATGAATACACCCCAAGACTCAATAGTGTTAATTATATTTAATAAAGTCAATTCTTCTACATTACCACCTATAGATTTATATAGAGTATAAAATTCATATGGATATGCCGATATCCTCTCTCTTGTTGATACTTTCATTAGTTTACGCCCTCCTAGGAAATATTTTAATTTATTTAAATGTTCAAAAACAAGTATTTTATTAGAATGCAAACATTGTATTAGACATTATATCAAAATTTTATAAATGGAGGTAAAACAATATGAGTGAAAATAAGAAGACAGGTTTCGGTATAGATTTTTCAGTCTTCACCGACCCTGAAAAAACAACTTTGTCAAGTGTAGGTCCTGATAATAATGATAGTAGCGAAGGTATGATGAATTTATTTGAGGCTATAAAGAAGTCATCAAATCTACCATCTCATGGTGGAGATGTAGATATAATTAAAGATAAGAAGTCTAAGAAAAATTCTGATACTGCTGACCATGAATCATATATCGAATCGTACAATGAAACTAATAATGCATTGAAAGGCGTTGTAGCTGATATCAATGCTGACCAGAGAGTTATTACGGAAGAACTTGTAAAAATAAGAAAGTCTAAGACTATGGGCAAGAAGTATGATTATATTGCATCACTTGTTACAACTAAGTCAAATCTTCATAGTAGTAAGATAGCTGCTATAAAGGAAATAAACAACAATATTACACAGTCACATAATCTTGAATTAAAGAGAAATAAAGACCTAAATATCTCTAATAATGAACAAGATGATGATATGCAGGTATTGAACCTTTATAAGTCATTTATAAACACACCTAAAAACACTGTACCTGATTTTATTACAGACAGTAGTATAATAGGTTCTTCTAATGTAAATGCTATTCCAACAGGAGTTTATAATCCACCAGCAAGTTTGACTCCTCAGCAGAATATGATGATATTGGAACATGACCCAAATATAAAGACTGTTGTTAAGTATAACCAAGTTACAGGTGATAAGTGGTTTGATGTAATAAACATAATAAATGGTCAATCAATACCTAATAGTGATATACCAGGCAATATAATGCTTGAAAATATCAAATTAGATACTATGAATATGGTAGCCAAAGATACTAACTTAGATTTGACATATCCATTGGTATTTGTATAAAAAATAAAAAATATTGGAGTAGGGATTTCCCTACTCCTCATTATTTTCATTATATTTAATCTTGTATTTACCGTATATATACAAGATATATTCATCTAGGTTATAAACTATTCTTCTAGCTACAATATTTTCATCTTTATCTTCTAATTTGAAAACTAATTTCCCTGGTTCACTTGAATCAATCGATAAGAGAACTGTATATGGCGACATATCGATTCCAGTAAGTAAGTCCAATATGATACAATCCCTTTCATCATCAGTTAATGTTTCAACCATATCACTCATATCTAATGGTTCAAATTGGTTAGTATGTGAGAACATTATTTCTTCTTCTGTAAATGGCATCGTATGTAAACTATCCTTCATATTTAAACCTCCTCCGAATCTATAAGCTTATCAAATAACTCATCATTTATATCAAAATCTAATCTCTTATGTATATTGTCTATAGTTACATTGATAAAAGAATCTAAGTCTTCATAGAATTTATTAAACATTGGCATAGTCTTAGGAATTGATATAACTCTTTCTCCATTATAGTCAATCGAAATAACATTTGATTGTTTCTCAATTCCAATAAAGTTGTTATTTATCTTAATATTGCTATGACCATTAACAGTTAAATCCTGTTTCCAATCTAGCAAATCTAGATTAGAAATTAACTTCATTAGTTTCTTAAGTTTACGTTCTATTTTAAAACTCTTTCTATATGATTTTGTGAAAAATCTAAACATCTTAGTTGCAGCTCCTTTATCATTTTAAATATTATACTTCGTCTTTTTTTACTACCTTCTCAATAAGTTTTAGGACAGAATCCATATCCATATTGTATCCCATATCTTCAGTGTGTATCTTATGCATTTTATCATAATAGAAATGGAATACTGTATGATATAAATAACCATCGTTATCTTCTAGAGTAAGTTTGGTCTTACCATTGATTTCACAGACTAACTTGCTAACCTTATCGAATGTATGGTGTATTTTAACAGTATTGTTTTTATAAGTAGCAGATAGAGAGTTACCTTCAAACTTCCAATCTCCTGGAATCTTTTTGATATATCTCATGAAACCGATACTTATTATGAATTTTCTAATTTTGTCAAACATATGAACATCTCCTTTGTATTTTATTATTAATAAAAAGTTAAATCATCACATATCGTTATAATTATATAAGACATTTTGAGCATTGTAGGTCTGTGCACTTCTAAGTAGTATCATATCACATTCATCGATATTCATTTCATTATTATGTGAAATTATAAATACTTGCTCAGCATTTAATAAATCGATTAGCTTATATAATGTGACTACAAAAGAACTCCTATTAATATTATCTAGACCACCATCTATCTCATCTAATTTGATAATATTGTATATAGGTGAAACTTCAGATAGGATTGCAAACGATACAACTAAAGATAGCATACACTTCTGACTAGTTGACATAGTAGATATATCGTTATGTCGTAAGCTACCACCTATACATGGAATATTAAATTCCTTTTCATTTATTATGAAATTATCTAATTGGAATTCACCATCAAATAAATATTTAAGTAACATATTAGCCTTACTCAATATCCTACTCATGTAAGCTGACATATACACAACTGGTATACCTGTAGACACACTGCTGGCTTTCTTAATCAGCTCAAGCTTATCATATTTATTTTTAAGCTCGCCTAACTGTTGGTTATAATGTTCATACATCTTCATTTTATGATATACATCTTGTCTTTCAGCATCTTTAGCTTTTAACTCATCTTCAACTTGAAGTAATTCGACGTTTAATATTTTACCTTCATCAATCATATCATGAAGTTCTTTATTTGCTGATATCAACCCATCATACTCAGTTTTAAGTAACTTAAGCTCTTTTTCAATATCAACTTTTTCTTTCATCACATCATGATATTTTATAAGAATCATATGCAATTTATTATTGGCGTCTAGTTTTTTACGGTGTTCTTCAATAGCTGTTTTACAGTTTGACATACCATTGTTAATATTGTCTATACTAACTTTAAGTTTAGCTATCTCTTCAGACAGACTATTTATTTCTTCTACAGTATCGGTATATTCTTTAAGCTTACGAGTATAAACATCTTTTTGATTTAATAAGTCATTATACTCATCTATGACATTAGCCCTGTTCATATTGGCATATAATTCATCATATTCATTAAAAGCATATCCTGACAATAAGTCATTCATAAATCTAGTCTCATGATATAAACTTGATTTAATCTTAAGCTTACTAAGAACTTTGCTATTAGTCTTGACTAGTTTACTAAACCTACGGATATTAATCAATATATTATTTATATCAACAGCCTCTTTCATTTCATTGCTACACTTATTAACTTCGTCAGTGAGCTTTTCACTTTTAATAGTAGTTTCATTTATAAGTTTATCCAATTCAACTGGATTTATATTCACATATTCACTTATAAACTTACAGTGGTCATGCTTACATTCTTTAGGACGTTTATTTAGTATATTTAAAGATTCTTTCTTCTTAACCAAATCTTCAAGAGTCTTTAAAGTCTCATCGAGTTCACCAGATAATTCTGTAAATCTATTATCTATTGACGTTACATCTATCATGCTATTATAGTCTTTTGTGAACATATTAACTGCCTTCTCTAAAGTACTATATTCGCATAATGATTGAATTGTATTGAATACAGTTTGACATTCTTCAAGAGCATTTAAAGCAATGATATACATATCTGTGGTAAAGTTATTTGTATTAACTACACCCAGCTTATCTAAAATAGGTTCTAATAGTCCAATTTTAGTATTGATTTCTTCTAGTATATACTTACACTGGTCATATTCATTACCATCAGATAAAATCTTATGTCTCTCAGTCTTATCTGATAGTTTCTTCAATAATACATCCTTATCAACTCTGAATTTATACATACTCTTATCTAATTCATTTATCATATTTGTGTTAAGATTAATGTCAAATTCACATGAACTAATTGTACTCTTAATATGTTTCTCATCAGGTATGAATAGTATATTCATAGACTTACGGATATTAGCTAAAAGATGTTCATGATTTTTAACTAATGCTTCTTTATCCATTATATCATTATTAAGATTGGTCATATATTCAAAGTTTTCACTATCATTACATGATTCAATCTTACTCTTAATTGTATCAAGTCTACTTAGTATTGATATCTTACGATTTGTAATATTTGTACATTCACGTTCAATATCATTTTGTAATTCAATTAATGGTTTACCATTAGAGAGTTTATCTAATGTTTGTGATATTGTACGAATTCTTTCACCCTGACCTGATAATTTAGATGTGGCTACTTTATATATGTCTTTAAATATATCTAAATCTGATAGCATATTTGATATAAACCTTTTTCTATCAGCAGGTGTTTTGTCAACTAAACCACGGTCTTCTACTCCTAAATGTGATAATGACATGAAATCTTTATCTATCTGAAATAATTCTTCAATCTTATTACAGTATGAGGTTACATTACCATTTGTATTTAACTGAACTTTATTATTTGGTGTATTAATATCAGCTCTAGAGATATACGCTTTTGTAGTTTGTCTTTTACCATTGTTAAAAGGATAATCTATTCTTATATAGTATATATTTCTACCCTCTTGGTATACCAATTCTTTATAACAGTTCTCTTCCATCAATGCTGATGAATTATCTGGATACATATGTAATGCATTGAATAATGTAGATTTACCTGAACCGTTATCACCCTTAATCATAATAATCTTATTTACATTACCTGACAAATCTATATCTAAAGTTTTTAATTCATTCATTCCATTATATATACCTTTATAACCGTGTAATTTAACTCTCAGTATCTTCATAATAATCACCTCCTAAACCCTTAATATATTGTCATAACTACTGTATTTTTAAGAAAAATAAAGAGTAACCATAGTGGTTACTCTAATAACTTTCTATAACTGAATAATTTACAGTATGCAATCCTAGCACTGTTGCTAACCTAAAACTTACTTCCTCATCTAAATTCTTTAGAATTACATCAGTATGTTTATAGATATCTCCCCTGTATACAACATTAAACTCGTGATAATTTGGTTTTATTAAGAACTCAGGATGACGTCTACTACTATAATCGATAATAGCATCCCATCTCTTCTCATACTTATTTCCTATGATATCACTAATCATATTTAAAACATTTTTACATTCTTTCTTACTTGTACAAATTCCTCTTATTCTAAAATCCATAATCGACCTCACACTTTACAAAATAATAGGAGTAGCAATAAGCTACTCCTGTGATTTATGTATTATATAATATACTGCATCTTCATTACATTCTTTACATATAGACGTAAATACATAATCGTCTTTATATAAATCTTTCACACAAACCTCATCCAATTCATATTGTAGTTCAATATCTATAATGAATTTATATAAAATTTCAAACTTTGATAATTCACTGATATCAAATTTAGAATCTTTTGGATTACAACTATCAACATCAACTGAATTGAGTTTATGGCGTGAACTATTATTGCATATAGTAGTTATTGCATTTATCAACATCTGACGTTTATTAAAATCCTCACATAACCCAATTATCTTAACACATCTATTCATATTTACACCTCAGATACTATATTTCTTTTAATTCAAAATCATAAGTATACCAGCATAGAATTTTAGATAGATGTGATTGAATATCTTCATCTAAATCTCTAAATAATAACTTATTTTTTCTTTCGAAATCACCTATATATTCCACCTCAAAAATGTGTGGAGTTTTATTATCACTTAGTTCGGATCCCATAAATACAGGATATAACCTACCAGAACACACTTTGCAAGTCTGCATTCTATAAACTGTATCTAATTCACGTCTAATATTATTTAAAACTTCATTAGCCTCAGTACTAGATGAACACTCACCTCGTATTACAAATTTAACCATAATTACTATCCTTTCCAAATTCTAAGCAGAGAAGAATTCGTTTGGCATTATATCTTTAATATGAATCGAATGTTTTCTCCACCTATACTGTATCACTCTATACACTTGTCTATTGTTTATAGTAGTGTGATAATATAAGTCGCAATCTATTCTCATTATTGCAGCCATATTAAAAACACTTAAGTCTGATATTCTATTAACCACACCTGATATAGATTTATACTTATCGTATTTTAATCTATCCCACGTAATAAAACGTCTTAACTTAACATTTAAAAATTTATCCAAATCATCAAGATATATATTTACATTACTTGATACACATTTATGAACCCTACCTCTTTTCATAATGTATGAATCAAGTTTAAGTCTCTTTATATCATTTCTTGAAGATAAATATGACTTAACTTCACCCATATCTAGATTTGGACTGTCGTAGATATTAAGTTTGCATTGAAATTCTGTATATTTCGAATATTTCATTTCTTTCCACCTCTTATAATAGGTTCCCCTTCATTAAATCTAGCAACTATTCTAGCATCAGAGTACGGATACGATTTAGTATCCGTAACTTCTGCTGTATATTCTACGAAACGACCCCTATATAATACAGATGGCAATTTTTCTTGTAATTCATTATACATTTTCTTATGCTCTAATGAAAATACAAAATATGTCATCATATAGTATCATCCCCCTCATCTTCAACTACATCAGGTTCGACGTAGTCTTCGAATAAATTAGTTTCAAATTTAGCATTTCTAAATATTTCATTCAGTAATGTTTCACGTTTGAAACTATCAGGCACTTTATTCTTGTCTCCAAATAAAATGTCTTTATCTTTCATATACTCTTTATATACAGGAGTATATCTTTCTCTCCAAGTATTAGGTTCTTCAAAGTCCTTGAAAGCTCTATATGGACCATATAATTCACACATAGGTGTTAAAATTCCAGACATACCTGGGTCAGACTTAGGTGATGAATCAGGGTCTAATCTTCCCATATGTGATATATGAACATCAGAAAATTCTCTTGCAAGTTTCTTACCTTTAGTTGATAAGTAGTCTTTAAAAGTATACTTCAAAGCTGTTATACTATCTAGGTCATTAACCAAATCTCTATAAGCTGTAAAAGGCATCTTACTACCTTTAAGTTTAGATATGATGTGGTTTGGTTTTACAGTTAAAGCTTTTTCAACACTTTCAAGCTTAACACCTAAACCTCTATCTGATAATCTATATATTGTTTCATTTATCTTATAAGTATAACTGAAAGCAACATATTCAGCCCATTGTACCCTCTTATAATCCACTGATATTCTATCCTGTACAGATACTGATTCATATTCTCTCATTATCCATAGTAATATATGATAGATAGTTTGCTTATATTTGTCAGGTAATCTAAGCTTGGCGAATGTTCTTATATCATAAATACCGTCCAGAGATTTTATGATATTATTAGCCTTATCTATCGTAGGATTGTTTTCTGAAAAATCTATTCCTATAGACATAACCCAGAAACTCCTAGTATAAATATTATTTATATGGAAAGGTTTAGAATATTTACTAAATACATTTATTATAGCAAAAGTATCTGATTGTAAGATTGGGTCAGATTCAAACATGAATTTATCCACATAAATATACAAAGGTTTCTCAGATTTGAACTTCTTATTTTCAATCTTAAATATATGATACCTCTCAAGATTGTTAGGTAGTTCAGTATCTATAAATAATCCGTGTATATTGTGGAATAGCATAGCTTCATTCATACCCATCTTAGCAGCTGTGTATTTGAAGACATTTATACTCCTCTTAAATATCTTTAAGTTGAAAGTATTGAATGTAACTTCTTCACCATTTATGTCATATAATACTTCATCAACTTTCTCAATTTGTGCTGGAGTTGATAATGTACTAAATATAACTAATGGTGGGTACTTCTTATGAGCCTTCTTCTGTCTACTCATATTATTGTTATAATAACTATAATCAGCAACCTGATACATCATATAGTAATACTGACCATCAATTTTAAAGTAATACTTATCAACTATCTTAGGAAGTATTATAGGAACTTCGATAAATTTACCATCTGGTTCTTTTGGATTATTGGTCTTTATAAAATACCTTACTACCATCAAATAGTATTCGGTATCAGCTAACAGTATTTTATCCAGTGGTGGTAAATCCTCTTTCCTAACCTTAAAAATCTTATCTTGAAAAATCTTTATAGCTTTTTCAATTTCTTCATAATCAGTTATTGTATAAATATCCAATACCTTAATCATGAAATTTTGGTCTCGTTCAAGAGACTTTAAATTCTCAGTCATGACTTCAATCAACTCTTCGTCACGCTTATCGAATAACTGTGGGTTAAACTTTGGTTTATTCTCCAGATTATATTTGTATATATATGGAGCTTGTAACATAGTTTTAGCCATTTCTTATACCTCCTCAGTTATTACTCCTCTAAATTCCGTACCCATTGGGTTAGGAATATCACCCTTCTTATCTCTTATAATAATCTCAACTTCCATATCTAAAGCATCTGCTGTAGATTTGAGTTTATCAATAGATATAGAATTCTTAGTTAGCAGACGCTTATCATTCTGAAACTTTCCTCCAAACCTATGCTCATATGCATTGATATCTATATTCTTTGCACTTATGGCTTTCTTAAGCAATTCCATTTCTTTATACTCATCACCATTAATTGCAGGTTTGTATTTGTTATCAGATGTGTAAGCACTTACTTGTTCAAAATCAACATTTCTATTTTTCTCATTCTTAGTTATGATAGATTTGATGTCTTCACCCTTAGTGTCTATATTCAAAGGTGTTACAGTTGGACAATTTTCTTCATTGATTGTTCCAAATAATGTATCATAACTTATATAGATACCAGTACCACCACGTTCTTTAGCTAATGGTAATATTTTACCATCTGGCATTATAGCAACCACTGATGATGTATCTGATATACTATGTAACTCGCTGTATGGTACAGCATCGTATATTTTACCATCTATTAATACAACCATGTATTTTCACTCCATTCATAATTTTCCGAAAAAATAAGTGGCACATGAGTCTTACATTACGCAAGACTCATATACTATGACACTTATTTTTAATATAACAAAAAGGATCTCATATGAGATTTATGAAGGTTATTTCAATACTTCAACAATATCATCAGACTTGATGATTGTCTTCATATATTCACCTGGTAGCAATATTATAGTTGCATCTTCAGGATTTTCACCATTCTGAACTGTTAGAGTAAACACTCCATCTAGTTCCACTTCTTCATTTGTACCTGTAGTCACACATTCTAGAATATGTGAATTGATAACATCCATTGTACTAAATACAATTAGATTTACTGCTGTAGTAGTATTCATAGACTGACCCATACTTCTAGCCACTTCATGAATAGTGTTTAGATATTCAGGGTCGCTTATAGTTACAAATCTCTTAATATCTTTTGTTTCACCTTCATCATATGTGTAAGCTAATTCAAAAGAATCAGGTATATTTGAATCTTCCTTACTATGTGCAATCCTTCTTAGTATAGCATATAGCACATGTCCAGACTTACTGAATGGTATCTTCAAACCTATAGAATCTTCATCAGGTAATAAAGACGCCTTTAAATACTTAGCCTGTGCTGAAAAACTAACCTTATAAGCTAACTCTACTAAATCGTGAGTACACGCTACATTAACCTTTTCAGCCTCAGCTTCAAACTTCGTAACCAATTGACTTTCGATAAATTTTTTCATTGTTTTCCTTCTCCTTTTTAAATTAAAATATTTTGTATTATATTGTGAAATGTAAAATATTATTTTACATCATCAACCAAAATCTTTTCATATTCATGAAAATTACCTTCGTTTTCAGCTATCTCAATTGATGTTAAATCGGATAACAGTTTGTTCAGACTTTCGAGACTAAGTTTATTGGTTAACTTATTAATCAACTTAGTTGCAGTATTTCTAGCCTTATCTAATAAGTTTATAGTCTCTAATGTTTCAGAGTTGTAGCATATCTGCATAGAACCGAATAAATCTTCTAACTCCATATTTATATTGTATTTTATAGTAAGTACCTTAAACATAATGTAGCATCTATATGCATAGTTTTCATCATCTCCAACTGGTACATCATGCACTATAGCCTTCATCAAATCATGTAATACATCGGTATAGTTAATATCTATACCATCATATTCTTCATGTGTTATACTTACAACATCATTCACTATCTCAGACAATATCTGGTCAAATGATAACTGGATTCTTATCAACCACATTAGAGTTGTGTAATTTATCTTTTCGAACTTAAGTTCACCCATATAATCTTTCATATATGGTATCAGTTCTTCAAGCAAATCCAATTTGAAATCATTATGTTCTTCACCACTAAGCTTTGCTAATTTCTCATCGAACATTAACCCGTATTCATAAAATATTCTATCCTGTATTAAATCTAACATTACATTTGTTTTCATAATATCATTACCTCCATCTATACTCATTTATATAATATATCATCATTTAAGATTTTATAATAAAATCCATCTTCTCATACTCTCAATATGATTCACAGACATTCTAACCATCTGTAATTTAAACTCGACTTGATCAAGTAATATCAAATCATGTTTATCATATTCATGAAGATCCTTCATTGATAGTTGTTCGACAATAGTATTAACCGAATTCAGTATCTCAATATTAACCTCACAATTATCAAAGCCTGGTTTATTTAATGATAATTCATTCTTCCTACTAGAAACATATTCCATAGACTCTCGAATATATTTCTTACAATTCCCAATTCTATTTTTAATAGTAGCATTCATGTAGTTGCCTCCAATATTAATATCATTTACATCAATGGATAAATTTTCAATAAATATGAGTCAATGGTTTTACCAAATAGTACTCGGTTATATATCTCATTGATATCAAGACTGTCACTATCCAAATAGTCTAACAACTCATCACTAAATATATCATATATGCTAAGTGTAAGAGCATGTGCAATTAACTCATGAAGACGAGTAGCTATAGCTATCTTGTATATATCTTCAACATCAGTAACAAGTAGTTCATCCCCATAATTATACACATAATCATAAAACTTAATGGATGCTTTATTAAGTATCTTTATTTTTTCATCATTAGTATATTTTGACATATTGACCCCCTATGATACTCCACCGTTAAGCATCCCTTTTAAATTTAACGGGACTATATATTCAGATATGGACTGAGCGAAAGCTATATCTATCCGTACGTCATAATCATATTTAATAATTTTATCTGCCATATGTTGTAGTTGTTCCAAACCTTCATCATTAAAAATCACTTCAGCATTTTCAACTTTATTCAAATAAATATACAAATCTGAATCTATATAAGATTCCAATTCTTTTAGTATACATGCTTTAAATAAATTATTTAAACTTGATTTAGGATGAATTCTCATACTCTTTAAACACATTGCTATTTGTTTACGAGCATCTTTCAATATCTGTATCTTTTTTCTAATATCCATGACTATACCTCCTAAATATTAGATAGGATTTCATCAATATCCTCGTACTTTACAAGTTCACCCTGGTCTATGATAGTTAACGGGTATATTACTTTATATATTAACTCAAAGACTATTCTAGGTTCTATAACTTTATCGATTTTAGCACATTTATACTTTAGATTATATAGTACTGACAAATTGTAGAAAATTGTACTAAAGTCATCTCTAGAAGAGAATGCAATGCTTTTTTCTAAAAAACTCTTAGTTTCATTTATCTGTTTATCCAGTTCATAATCATCATATGCCTCCTTAGAGTTATCATACATAGAATATAGAATTAGTTTAATAACTGTAACATACTCCACTTTATCATATATTTTCGATATAAACGATATTGCTTCACAGAATTTTACAATTTCATCAAAAAAAGCTACCATTAGACACCATTCAAATTCATCTAATGCTTTATCACCATCTAAATATATCAAATTTTTTAAATTTGACAATGCTTCAGCTTTAATATTCTTTGCTGATTTTAGTTTTTTCATAAATACTTTCATAGTGTTTGTAAATTCTTTCATAACTATACCTCCATTTTATAAATATAATAAGTGGTACCATATTCCAGGTACCACTTATATAATATATCACTATTCTTTAATTTCATTTAAACATTCAAGTGCTTTTACACATGTATCTATGTTATTAAGATTGGTGTATAACACTTTGTTCTTCAATAATTCTACTTCCAATGAAAACCATGTTGGTCTAATACTATTAGCGTTGTATGGTAATGGTGTAATGTCAGAAACATTGTAAATCCTATTATGCATAACATTCTTTACATAATCAATATCATCTCCAGTAGCATCAGAGGTAACAGATTCTAATATATCAGATACTAGGTTCTCAGTAGTATATCTTAATTCAACTAATTCCTTCTCAATAATCAACTATAATTCTTTTTACATTTTTGATATCATATGGTACTATTGATTCTTTATCCAAGATTTTAAATTTTGAATAATCATAACTTCTACCATTTTTATTAACTTTTTCAAATTCTGATAGTTCTATTATTAATTCTTCATCCATTTTAAACCCATCACGCCCTTTGTAAAGAAGATAATATTCTTATACTACTTTTAATGTTTTCAATACCACTCTTATAGCTCTCATAGCACTCTTGAGTGTGAGTAAGTTTTGTAACATAATTCAAAGCCTTCTGTACTACCTCGTTACCACATTCATTAAATCTAGGGTCATCAGTTATGAAATACTGTAGACCGTTATCGAAATCAGCTAATTCATCTACACATAATTGATATTTTAAGATGTCATATATAGAATTTCTGAATTCTCCATACATATCAATGATTTTAAGATAAGTATCAAAAACCACTTTAACCATCATATGATAATAGTCGAGAAACATATTTTTGATAGGTGTGCCATATACATGATCGCTGATAGTTACTTTCCCATCATTAGAAATCTTAATAGGATTTCCATCCATATTATTGATTGAATCTAGGATAATTTTGAAATCACCTATATCTGTCTTTGGGGTAAAATCTATTAATCTATCAGCTATTTCAATAAGTATTTCAGGTACATCATCATCAATATCACCCGAATCTTGATTATCCTCAGATATGTCACCATCTTCATACTTATATTTCTCTTCTAGATACTCATCATATTCGTCATAATCTTCAGAGGTGTCATCCCAATATTCATCATACTCAGCATCTTCATATTCATATTCAGGTTCTATATTATCATCCTCATGTCTATCCATAGTATGTAATATGTCATCAATAGAATCTCTGAGATATTTAAAAGTATCAATACATTCTTTTGCATTTTTAATAGTATTTGATACAAGAGTTTGATTATCTTCAGTTTTCTTTTTATTAATATTGATACTAACATCGATATCAAAATCCATATCTGAATTGCTTAGAACTTCCATAAGTATCATAAGTTCTTTTTTAGTACATCTCATATATTGCCTCCTATAATTTTATACACCGAGCATCTCCCTCTTCAATCTACGTATAATCTTCTTTGATATTGTATATTCTTCATGTAACTGTTTAATCTCTGGAATAGATTTGATATGTATTACATATCCTAATATATTCGAATCAAGGTCACGTTTATCAAATATACTTCCATCTAACACATGCTCATACATAGATACGATCATATCACGATCTTTTTCACTAATAGATTTATATTGCTCGCCAGCCAATTCATCTTTTATAGATTTGAATAGTTGTTTACGGATAGTTTTCATCTGTCTATCACAAATACCTATATCACTGAAATCAAATGTCATATCACCAGTATCTGGTAGAATTAAATCTGAATTGAGTATACGATTAATTTTTCTCTCCATATTATCTAATTTATTAGATAATTTGTCGATTTTATTATCAAACTCCAATTCAGCTAAATCAGCTTTCATATCATCAAGTGATTTCTTAAGATCTTCTAATGATATATCCTCATCTGAATTTTCAGCTTCAGCTTCTTCGAGTCCCTCATGATATGCTACCCAGTCGTCATATACATCTTCACCATATGGATTATATTCTTCATTGCCATAATATTCGTCTTCATACCATTTTTCATATGATTCTAAATCAATAAATGTTTCATCTGATATATTTTTGGATAATTTAAGAGTAAAATTATGTATATCTTTTATATACTTAGTATCTTTTATATTATCCAATGCTGGTACAATATCTAATAATGCATATAGCATCCAAGCTATATTATTATCATTTATAACATCATTCATGTCATAATTAGTTAACATTTTGATTTTTGAAGTCATTGAATATACATACATAGCTATAGATTGACCCCATAGATGATAATACTGCATTATCAATATATTTTTCAAAATTAGCACGGGTTATTTCACTATTATCAACTAAATCCTTATATAATGTACTATAGCCTCTGAATGATATCACTGCACTCTGACTCTCTTTCACCAATCTGTCTATAAGTATACTATACTTTATATCCTCTGATTGTACTTCTGAAATAATTTCTTTCAAAACCTTAATAAATTCTGGATAATCAGCATTGAAATCATTACCTATTGTATACTTATTCAACTTTGCAGTAATCTGGTCGATATATACTAATATATACCTCCAAGTAATTGTATCGAAATACTTATACTGGTTTTCAGAATCTATGATGAATAACCTAAGTACTTCATGAAATGAATCAGGTCTTCCTTCATTGATTCCATATCTTCTATCTAATTTTATGTATTCTTTATATGCACCATTTTGAACTAACATTATTCAAACTCTCCTTTACACTTAGCCACAATTCGATCTCTCTGATCTTTTAATATCTGATATAGTCTTATAGTATTCTTGATTTCAATATCATTCAATACTAAATTTGCATATTTTTCAAGATGTTTTAGTTCATCAGAATTTATGAATTTATCATACATATCCTGATCACATGCATAAGTATCAATTAATGATGTAAGTTTATACTTGTCACTTTCATCAATATCTATACACATGAATGTATCTTCAACTAGTTCAGATATATCCTCTCTTATATTATGTAAATATTTATCACATATAAGAATATCACCTAATTCAGGTTTGAAAGAATTATCAACAAATGATGAATTATAATTAGGCATTCTATAATATGGCTTAGCTAGATAAAATGGATCTGAACCATTGCCTATTTCAGCAATAGCGTATTTATCATCGTGTTTATTTTCATTATTCATTTTCATTCACCACCTCAATCAAACTACTATACTTATCTCCCATAAGTACTTTATCTTCTAGAGCCTCTTGATATTCTTTATATTCTTCATCTGTCATATTTTCAAGAGGGTCACAACTATAATCTTCACCAATTTCAATCTTACCATTAATAGCCTCTAAAATTTCATTAGTTGTCTTACTGCATTCTTCTTCTAATATTTCATATATATTTGGAAGATATTTAGTATATATTGAAATAAAATCATTCCTGTCATACACTTGTTCCACGCTAACATTATTATACCTAGCTTTTGATTCTAATATTCTTGATCTCATCATCACATGTTTTAATATATGATTTATATTAGATTCGGCTTTATGTAGTAAAGTTATATGGTCCATTAATTCACATGACACTCCACTGAATTGTGAAATATTATATTCCATTTGAGAATTATGGTATGAATCTAAAGCCATTTCAATATCACATTTTAATTGTTTACATCTCTCTTCTACACGGTCCAATAATCTATTTTCTAAATCCGATGACATATATGTACTGAGCATAAAGTCATTTAAAGATTTTTCGAAATCAGTATGAGTCATAGTACTTGCTACATCGTTAAATTTATATATAACTTCATCAATGAAGACTAAAATTGATATTATACTGTCTTCATTTGCCTCATCAAGATATAGCTTCATATGACCTTGCAACCCTCGACTCACTTTATCATTGTTAAATATTTCAATTTTGATTAAATCTAATGGAGTTAGTTTCATTTTTGTACCTACCTTTCAATTGACCTTAAATATTCATTTTTCATTTTGACTAAATCTTCTTCAGATGTTTCAATACTATGTATTCCATCGTGTATGAAATTATAGATGTGATCACCTAAGAATTTTTCGGGAATATAGCATTCACATTCTGAACTATTGATTCCATAAACATCATATGCAATACCATCGATATCTACCCAAACTATATGTCCAAGTGGATATGCTAAACATATTTCACCACGCTTAAATGTAGCTTTTAATATAGCAGCAAAATGATAACCATATCCATCATTAAATAATCTACTCACAATTATACTACACTCAATTGGATTACATATTTGCTTAGAACCTACTTTACCAGATGTGAATCGTGATATAAAATTCAATACTGATTGTTGTTGCTTACCGTGTTTCCTACTAGTAAGAATTTCTGTAGCTTTATTGACAAAGCTATTAGCGTTGCCTACAACCATACCACCAAATACTTCAAAATCTTTCTTAACCTGTTCTTCATCAATAAAATCAATTCTCATAATCTTTTTCTCCTTTAAAATACAATTAAGAAATAACAAGACTCTAACCATTTAGATTGAGTCATTAAATTTTAACTCTGAAAAATTACTATTAGCATTTAAATAGATATCTAGATTGGATAGTTTATTAGAAGTATTCATTGCTATCTTATCATACACATCATTGACCAATGCTGGTGAAAAATACATCAACTCACCAGTTACAGTATCTATTAATTCATATATGATAAAAGCAGCGTCTAAACATGGGAAAGTATTATCATATAGATACTCCCTATCAGCAATAACAACTCTAACCTCACCACTATTTTCATGAGTATAAACAGTGTATGGTAGAGTTAGATATTTGAAAACCAATCTCTCATACATTGATTCAGGCATATCCATATACTCCTGAGATAATTCAGTATAATGCTCTAGGTAGTGCTTACGCAATGGTTTGACATCACAATAATTATAAACATAATCACTCACCATGACAGAATTCTTAATCATAGAAATAGATTTAGGAGTAGGTTGATATGAGTGGATACATCTACCAATTTTTACTCCATAATCTCTAACAACAAACCCTGGGTTAGAGTAATGACCATTACTCTTTGATATATGTATATCATTTATAGATGAGAATACAAAGCCGTCTGCTGCTACAGTTTTGTTTTCAAGTCCAATCAATGTATATAATATAGCTAAGTCTAGAATTTTATACATTTTAAATTTCCCAATCTGATTATTTCTTATCTTCACTATATTCGTTTTATCATATCTAGAAGGTACATTCTCAAATACACCAGATAGAATATCATATGATTTACTCAAATCAATATTCTCAAAAGACCTGATAATTCCATTGTCCTGTGAAAATTTTGATACATTTAATAGCTTTATTTTCATAGAATCTGTCAGTTCAACCTCTTCGTATTTTCTACGAGAATATCTATATAAACTACCAAGTGGGTTCACAAATTTATTGAACCTATTTTTAAACAACTCGATATTTGTAATATATCTCAAATGTTTAATATAGATATGCAAATCCTTCGGATTACAACCTATAAACTCTCGACTACTATCTACCATATTCCATAAACACTTTATGATTATATCAATAGGCGTAGTATACGTGCTGATGGAATATTCAATCTCAATTATGTCAGCATATGAATACTTCAATATATCCCTAAATAATCTGATATCATAATCATTTAAATGTGGATAATCTCTCCTAATAATATTTGTATTGAACCTATGAACGGTTCCGTCATTATAAACGATTTTATAATTCTTTTTGTCATCAA